AATCGGGTCGTCTAATTTCAGCGGCAAATTGATCGTGGGCGGTATCTTGTTGCTGTTCTTTACGCTGGTTCTGATGGAAATGTTTGGCTTCAATAAAATGATAGGGGCAATGTAATGCTGGCGGTACTTGGTAAAATATTAGGGTCTGGTGATGTTATTCAGCAAGGGATGAAGCTGATTGACGATATGCACACCAGCGATGAAGAAGCGATTGCAGCTAAAAGCAAAGCAAAGATTGATCTGATGGGTGCATATGCGCCGTTTAAGATCGCGCAGCGTTATCTTGCATTAATGTTTGGGATTACGTTCTTGGGCAGTTATGTGCTGGTTCTGGCAATGACAATTAGCGGTCAAGGCGATCCAGATGCGGTCACTAAAGTGATGGAACAATTCAGCATCAATTACGCGATGCTGATTATTCTAGGCTTTTACTTTGGTGGCGGCGTTGTTGAAAGCTTCCAGCAACGTCCGAAGAAATAGGCAAGGCGGCTATTCCAGCCGCCAAACCCGCCAACCATTGCCGTCCATTTTGCGCGTAGTATATTTTAGGCCGCGATAACGCAGCGCGTCACGCAATGACATTGCCTGTTCATAGGTTTCGCAAAGCACGCTGTCGCCAATCTCCATATCATTGATAATTTCAATCTTGCTGCGACCGGCTGGCGGCACTGGTATGTTTTTTTCGATTTGCATTTAAAATATCCAATCTTTCCCGAAAGCATCCAAGATGCAGAATTTGTTTTGCGCCATCTACAATCCAATCGGGATCACTAAAGCGCAAGGTCTTGTCGCACCATACGCACCGACCTTGTGCATTAGAGGCCGGTGCATATGTTGGTTTTTTCTTAGAACGGGATCGCATCTGCTAAAGGCTGCATCTGTTCTGCGCGTGGCGCATCCTGTTCTTTTGGCGGCATCGGATCGCTGATTGCAGCCGACATATATTTGTTGCCAGCCGCGCTTTCGCGTATCCACAACGCAATGCGCTTTTCAACGCCATCCACATTGATCTTGCCAGTATAGTCTGGCTGATTTTCGGCGGTCTTGTCGTTGTTCTTAAAGATCGCGCCGCGATTGGTGTTGTCATATTCAGTCATTTTGCAGTTCTTCCTTCCGTTTACTAAACATTGCAATTTGATCGGCTGGTGCTTTTATGCCGCTGGCACCATACAGCTTTGTGTAAAGCGCGTTTACATCACGCACACTTTTACACGCATCTAATTTTTCAGCTAAAACATCGTTGGAGGCGGCACCGACTGCCGGAGTGGATGCGACAGCCGGTGCCTTTGGTTTAGGCTGCGAACGGGAGGGAAACGCGCCACCACCGCTGGCAAGATTACCATCATCATCATTGCTATTCAATCCGAACATCGTCAACAAACTTGCCCTGCGGAAATATGTCACGCAGCTAATAAATGATTGCGGCGTGTCTTTTTCTGGGCTGATCTGCAAAAAGCTACTGATCTTTTCGCCAGTCTCCAAATGCACCACAGTCGTCACCAGCGCACCGTCTTGGAAATATTGTGCAAATGACAGCCCATATTCGGGCAGCACATCAAGCGCGGTCAGCACATCTCCAAGCGTTGAATATTCTGATTTGAACATCGGGTTCTTGCCAGACTTGCCGACACTTGCAGCCTTTCTAACATCGGCTAATGCCGCGTGCAGTTTTAGATTTTCCATAACTCTTTTGCCCTTTCAAGCCATTCGGTTTTCATTTTCCACTGGTACATATGACCCCAATCGGGATCGGTGATTGATGCCAGCACCTTTGGATCGGTACTGACGCGCAATAGGTTTTGCCGGATCAATGCTTTTTGGCGCATTTCATTCAGCGCGTGATTAATGCCGTCTGCTTGCAATTCTTCGCAGTTGTATGCGTTGAAGATCACCGCATCGTGTTCTGCTATATAAATAATTGATGGCGTGACGCGCAGCGCGTGCCAGTAAATAGCAGCTTGGCATATGTGGGCAAACTCCGGCTTTTTAGGCAGTGTTGCCTTTGCCCAGCCTTGTGACCCGTCTTTCAACAGCTTGGTCTTGCGCGGTGCTTTGGTTTTCATTTCGGCAAACATTGAGCCTTCAACCAGCAAATCGACAAAGCCTAAGATCGGCACGTTCACATCATCCAACCAACATTCAATGCGTTCTTCATCGATTGCGCCTGTGAACCCGTTTTCTACACAAATATTCACGCCCTGATGAACCATAGCCGGTATAACTTCACGAAACTTCACACGCAGCACATCGTCTTCATCGGCTGGGTGAAAGTCGAAGGCAAGCTGCGCGGCTTCAATAGCTTCATCAATATCTGCCCCGTGGCACACTATTGATTGCACTGCCGTATGTACTGACGTACCAATTGCAGCGCGTTCCCCAACGCCAATTTCTTGCCGCTGTTCTTTTGTCAGATGCAGATAATCAAATATCCACTTGGCCGGTGAGCGTAAAAGCTGGCTGGCCGATAAATGGCTAAACCCTGCGGTTTTCCAAAGTTCACTAATTTCCCGTTTTTTCATAGCAACACCCTAGCGCAGATCGTTCCCAAAATGCAACAGGTATTTTTTCACTTTACAGATTGGATCGTTTTGGGCAAGGATAGGGCAACTGAAACGGGGGCAGCTATGTCTGGATCAAAATCAAGAAACAAAGGTCGCGGCTATGAATATGAGATAGCCAAAGAACTTTTCGACCATCTTGGATTAAATTTTGTGCGGGAATTGGATCAAACGCGTCAAGCGCATCTTGGCGATTTGGTCACGACTGATTGTGATTTTCCTTTTGTGATTGAATGCAAAAGATACAAAGCTGGCGTGTCTGGCGATTGGTGGTCACAAGTCTGCACAGCCGCTGCGGTTGCTGAAAAACTGCCGGTGCTGTTTTACCGTCTCGATAGAATGAAAACACGCGTGCGGTTGCCAGTGGCGGCTATTGTGGGGCTTGCTGGCTGGTCGCCTAATCAAGATTTGGCTGAACAATATGATTGGCGGTATGCCGTTGAAACTGATCTGGACACCGCGATGATGATTATTCGGGAGCATATAAATGGATGACGATATCGGCAAAAAGACTGTTGGCGACCGCGAATACACGATGGTTTCAAGCGAAACTTGGATTGATGTTAAAGATTTGACCGTCAACATCGTCAAAGGCAGAACGGGCGTTAAGGTTTGGATTTACGAACGCAATACCGGCAATCCTGATCCACTAGCTATCTGCGAAGCCGATTATGTGGCAAGAGCGTTAAAACGTCATAACGTCATACCGTTTTTCCCGAAAGGCCATTTCAATGATCCAAAGCGGTGATGGTACATTTGCTGAACTTTACGAACAAGGCCGATGCCCAAAGTGTCGAAGCTATATGTCAAGGGAAAAAGACATATGGGCTTGTCCGGTCTGCAAAATGACCCATAAAGGAGTGGATGAAGATGGAAACCGAACACAATCTCAAAATGGAGTTGCTGACGATCAGTGAAATCGGCACAGCTTGGAAATGTGAGCCAGTCAAGTTGCCGCAATATTGTCAATTAGATTTCGCATTGACGCGGCAAGGCAAGATCGAAGCATTTGCTGAAGTCAAGTGCAGGACATTTGAACGCACACGATATAAAACGTCATTGATCCATTTGCATAAAATGATTTATGCGCGGCAAGTTGCGTTTGAAACCGGCATACCGACCTTTTTAATTGTGCGCTGGACTGACTGCATAGGTGCGTGCAGCTTCAAGGTGGATTTTGCCACAACAATTGGTGGCAGACGGGATCGCGGGATAGAACGCGATTATGGCTTGATGGCTGAAGTGCCAATTGATGAATTTCATATTGTGAGGGAATTTGATGAAACGATCTGAAGCACTGGAAAAGGTGCAGCTAATATTAAATGAACGCGGCGCATCTTATGGTGATCTGCGGAAAAATTGGACGCAAACCAGCCAGATGATGAGTATGGTGGTCGGCAAAGATGTAACGCCGGAGCAATTCGGCGCGATGATGATTGCTATGAAGCTGTCAAGGCTGGCAAACAGCGAATGCAGTCACGCCGACAGCCTGTTGGACATTATCGGCTATGCGGCCTTAACCTTGGAGATTTTGCACGATGAGCATTAAAGCACTGGATTGGGCAATGGATGCGCCTGTTCAAGACCCGCTGGCAAAGCTGGTTTTGATTGTAGTTGCGAACCACCATAATGACGCAAGGGGCGTTGCTTGGCCGTCTGTCGGTCATATTTGCCACGTTACCGGCGCAGCGGAACGAACCGTTCGGGCTAAGTTAAAGAAGCTGGAACAGGCTGGCTTTTTGATCCGAAATCACCGGTCTGGTAGGTCAACAGAGTATACCCCTGCATATCTCGCACCCCTGCACCAGATGCAGGACACCCCTGCAGGAGATGCACCCATAACCATTAAAGAACCGTTAAAAAGAAATAAGGGAAAAACCAAAGTTGTTGACTGGGAACCTGATGAAGCTGATCGCCAATTTGCTCAAAGCAAAGGTCTTGATGCCGCTGACGTATTAGAGGCGATCCGGCTATGGGATAA